AAATACAGACTAAAAATCAAGGGCAAGAACATAAACGTTTCAATATACGCAAAAGGCAAAGCTGCGAAATACTTTATGTTTCGCGAAGACGGGGTGAACGGAACAAGCAAATCGCAAAACGCCCCGTATTCGTTTAAAAAAGGTAGCGGAAGCAAACCCGCAAAAGGTCAAATGTCGCCTATGCAACAAAGCATTTACGACTGGATGTCGATAAAAGGAATACGACTACGCGACAAATCAAGTGGAAAATTCAAGAAGTCAACCGAAGAATTAAAACAAACAGTTGCAAAACTGATAATGTTCAAAATTCGTCGCGATGGTATCAAAGGTTGGAAGGCATTTGACTACGCATACGAGAACATTTGGGACGAATACGAAGCGAAGATATTCGAAGCATACGGCAAAGACTTCGGAGCAAGTTTAGACGGATTAAACGACATATAAAAAAATAGAATAATGGCAATTACAATCAACGACCAACCATACGAATACACTCCAGTCGGACAACGATTGATGCTTGTCGCATCTTCAACCAACGTGGCTAACGCGGGCTTTCGTTTCGTGTTCGACTTCGGTTCGTTTCAAGTCAACGTACAACCCAACGCAAGTAGCAAAGGAATGTTAGACCTCGCGCCGATATTCCGCGAATCGTTACAACACGACGCTTCGTTGTTAACAGCGGCAACAGATACGGAGAACACTAGCGTTGCGTTTATTTCTTGCACAATAAAAGAAGGTTGGCTCGTTGACGGAGTATTCACAGTAAGCGGTAGCGGAATGGCTGACATCGACGACGTGTACGCGTTCCTTGCCGAATACCAAGTAAGCGACGGATACAAACCAAACCCAAACACACGCTACGCACTCGACGGCATTACAAAATATTTAATGAGTGAAAGAACAACCGACACGCACAAATGGAGCGAAGCGGCGGCGCGTGGATTGTCAAGCGACTACGTCTACATACCAACGCGATTAACTGACTGGGGTTTAATGTACACACCTTCGGAAACCGCGTTGCTTGCCGACAACGATTTTGACATAGTAGTTTTTTCTTCGTACGACAACGACGACGTTTTGATTGACACGCAGTTTTTGCCTTTAGATAGCACCGCGTCAATCGTTAATGTAATTGGTAGCTATTACGCCAACGTTGAAGTAAACGGAAGCATTGATTTGACAAACGCTAAATACTACACTATACAAATTGGAAAAGAAATTGCGTTCCCCGTTTACACACCTACTTCACGCGTGTATTGTTTCTATCTTGTTCCTGATGATTGTCGCTTTGACAATGTTCGTTTGGGTTGGACAAACACTTGCGGCGGCGTGGATTACTTCAACTTCACAAAGAAGTCGGAGTTGTCGTTTAACTACGATCGTAAGCAATATCAAAAAGTAGTTGGCAGTTACAACGAATCGACGTTCGGTTTTAATACTTCGGACAGGGGCGCAACCGACCGCTACGTCACAACAACGAAAGGACTACAAATAAACAGCGACTGGGTGTCGGTTGGTGAATTTAATTTATTGCAAACGCTTTGTCGTTCTAACGACGTGTACATAATTAACGACGACGCTTCATTGACGCCCGTTCTTGTCGATACTCAGAACTTTGTTATCAAGGACGAACGCTATTCAAAACTTTACAACGTTACTTTGAATCTTAAATATTCTCAACCTGTTGGCTTATGATGAATCAAGTAATACTAACGCTAACGGATAGCAACGGCAACAGCGCGATTCTAGACCTTTACGAGAACGAAAAGATGCACTTGAACTACAAGTTCACAGACATCACCGACTTCGCTTCCGTAGGTAATTACTCGCAGGAATTTAGAGTACCTGCATCAACAACCAACACCGACTTTTTCGGTGCTATCTTCAACGTAAATTTCGACGGTTGGTTTGACTTCCGTAAAAAAGTTGAAGCTGTGTTGACTGTTAACACGATACCCATTGCAAGCGGTCACATTCAAGTTAAAAAGTTGTATTGGCAAAGCGGTAAATTATTCGAATTTGAAGTTGTGTTCTTTGGTGAAGTTCCAAACCTCGCAAGACTACTCAACGAGAAAAAGTTGAAGGACATTGAATCGATTGTCGCAGGTGACTTGGACTACGACTTGCTTCATGCGAACGTTGAAACACCACCGAACGCACACACGATTTTAACGCTATGTGATAAGTGGAATTTGACAGCAAACAATCCAGAAGGACAACCAATTTATTGGCAGGACGAAGAATGGTACGAACCTTCGCTTCCACTTTACGTCGGACACTTAACGCCCGCTGTAAAGGCGCAATACTTGTTCGACGAAATAATGAACGACGCAGGGTTGCAATACACAAGCGACAATCTTGGAGGCTGTTTAGAGAACATCTACGTTCCATTTGTAAACGGGCAATACTTGAATAGTTCAATAGGACTAAATGACCTTGCAAGTAAGTTAGCTTTTGCTTCAAATGTAAACGGAGTAATTTTTGAAAACGGAACTTATGCTTACGATTTTTATTTAGGACTTACGGAATATGAAGACGCAAATAATAATTGGTTAGGTGGGGTTTATACCGCTCCATTTAGCGGACAATTTAATTTTAAGTTGTGGTTTAACGCTGAGATAATTACTTCAAACGGTTCTAATTATTTATTGCGATACGATTTCTTTGTAAATGATGTATTGCAATACCAACCCGAATACTACATAAGTGAAAACAACGGGTATTTAACTTACATAACAACTCAAATTGCCTATCTAAATGAAGGCGACGAATTAAAAATAAGAATGTGGGTTCAACCATTGGCTGAAAATAATGATTTTAACGGCGAATTGGAATGTAATATAAAAGGAAACGGAGCGAATGATTACACAGGAACGGGCGTTGAATTAGTAAGCGTTGGAACAGCTTTGACAGGCGACACAGTTCTTATGGAGTTCAATGCTCCAGATATGAAGCAAATTGATTTTATTACGTCAATTCAGAAAATGTTTAACCTTGTTTTCGTGGCTGACAAGACGCTTCCAAACACGCTTCGCATTGAACCAATGGTTGAGTACATCGCAAGCGGAAACACGCTCGATTGGTCGCAGAAGTTGGACTTGTCGAAAGACATCATGTACTCGCCAACGACAGACCTTCAAAAAGCGAAGTTCACTTTTACCTATACCGAAGACGGCGACTATTTCAACGGAATATACAAGGACAACGGGCGCATCTACGGACGCTATCAAGTAACGGAAAGCGACTTTGAAGTAATTAACGAGTTCGCAACTGGTGAAGAAAAGGTTGAATTAGCATTTGCTTCAACACCTTCCGCACCTGTCGAAAACACCGACGTTGTTGTTCCTCGTTTTATCAATGCTGAAGGACAATTCGTACAACCGAAACCGCGCATACTTTACTACTTCGCAGACTTCTTCGTGAATATGTACGACGAAGTTTCGGACACGGTAATTCAAACAGCGGTTAAGTGTCTTAACAACTATTCGACAATGAACGCGACGGTAAGCGACAAGGATTTAAACTTCGCTCCCGAAATACCACCGCACACAATCATAGCGAACCCATACGACAACTTATACAATCGTTGGTGGAGAAACTACTATCGTGAACTATTCGACGGACAAGCGCGCATCTTAGAGGGTATGTTTGCACTTACTTTGAACGATATATTTACCTTTCAATTCAGCGACAAGATTTGGATAATCGATTCGTGGTGGCGCATAATGGACATTCAAGGTTACGTCGTAGGTGAACAAGACCTTACCAAAGTGAAACTTATTCGTGTGCTCGACATTGACAACGGCTGCGACCTTTTACCCGTGTCCGCTAATCTTGACCAAACGTTAAATTGGGAAACACCGAACGGCGATCCTGCGACAATAACGCAAGACTGTTGTTTGCGCTTCGGCTACAATTGGAACAGCGCAAAGAACGATTGTTTCTCACAGCCAAACGGCGGCACGCGTTCATTCATTACACAACAAGTTCCTTCGTTAGCACCAACGCGATTTGGCGCGCCTGTGAGCTTCAATGGTTCAATCACACAACCAGTAAGAACAATAACGACTGACTACGTTGTAACGAATTTCGACCGCATGATTTTTGCAGATACAACGAGCAACGGCATAACGATTTATTTGCCTTCCGCAACGACAACCGCAGGTCGTGAATTGATTATTCAACGCGTTGTTTCGGGGGCTAATCCACTAACGATACAAGCATATACAGGAGAAACGGTTGAAGGTAGCGGAAGCGTGACCTTGAGCGTAGCAGGTGACACAATAACAATTATAAGCAATGGAACAGATTTCAAAGGAACCGCTTCAAAATAAAGCAATGGCAATGGTTGCCTGTTTAGAATTAATAAAGCTAAACATAAAGAGCAACAGCAAAGAAGGGCTAATCGCGCAAGGTTCGCGTAAGCTAAAAATATGGAAGCATTATGTATGGAAAGTAACATATATTTCGGCAAATATTTCGTTTTGGATATTTGTATTATATAACCTATTCACATAATGGCAACGAAAGAATTTAACATATCCTCAAACGCGGTAACGGTCTTGAACCAAACCGCAGACGCCGCAGAAAATACAACAAAAGCGTTCACAAGCGCGAAAGCTGAATTGCGCGCGTTACAACAACAGTTGTTGACAATGGATCAGTCTAGCGACGCATTTAAAAAAGCGTCCGCTCGTGCTGCTGAGTTGAAGGATAGTATCGGCGACTTATCCGCAGAGATTAACGCCAACGCGGGTAACGCATTTGAAGGTCTTTCGAATAACGTTGGATTGTTCGGCACTCGTCTTATGTCGCTCGACTTAAAGGGAGCAGGACAAGCGTTGAAAGGAATGGGTAGTGCTGTTGGAAAGATTGATTTTAAGACGCTTAAAGATGAAGTTGGTGGGTTGGCGAAAGGACTAGTTGACTTGGGTGTTTCGGTTGTTTCTAATCCCTTCTTTTTAGCAGGTGCTTTAATCGTTGGATTGATTTCCTACTGGAGTGAATTGCAGGGTGCGATTGAAACATACACGTTCACTTATGAAGACGCAATGAATCGCATGAATAGCAGCAATGCTATGCAAAACGCAACGAAAGACGTAGCTATTCAAACGGCTCAAATTGAATTGTTAGTACGCACGGTTAACGACCATTCCAAAAGCGAAGAAGATAGAAAGAAAGCACTTGAAAAAGTCAACACAGCTTTAGAAGCCAACGGCATTGCAGCCATTAACGATATCAACGCAACTGGACAAGTAATAGTCGCTAAAAATGCGTTGATTGCAAAGCTACAACAAGAAGCAAAAGTGCGCGGTAAGTTGGCATACCTTGAGGAATTGTACGCTAAACAAGTAAAATTGCAAGCGGGCGTTGGGACGATGACAGAGTTGTCAGCGGCAAATAAAATGATTACAGACCAACTTGGTCAGGTAGGTAAATTGATGCAAACCACAAATGATGTTCTGACAAGTGGTATGGGTACAACTGTAACCGATTTGCAGAATGTACAAAAAGAAATTGCATTTATTTCGGAGAGCGTTTATAACGACCAAGAAGCGTTAAACGCGTTGCAAATTACGGGCTTAACAAACAGTGATGCCGAATCTGTAAAAGCTTCAAAAGACGCAGCAGCAAAAGCAGAAGAAGAAAGAAAAAGAAAACGAACTGAAGCACAAAAAGCACAAGAACAACTTCTTGAAGATAATGCGGTTCGTGCTGCAAAAGAAATAAAGCAAGACCAAAAGCTTGCAGCCGAAAAAATAAAAGTTCAACAAGACTACATAAAAGCAAATCAAAGCGCGCAAGCAAATGAACTTTATGAATTAGAACTTAAAAAAGAAAAAGAATTACAAACTTGGGAAGGAGCAGAAGAAGATAAAGTTTTTATCGTTGAAAAATATCGTCTAGCGGAAATTGACATAAACACTAAGTACGACGATTTAGCATACGAACAACAAATTGCGTTTAACGAAAAGAAAAAAGCTGAAGATGAAAAAGCCGCTGCCGATAAAAAAGCAATAGGAGAAAAGGAAGTTGAAGATGCGAAGAAAATAGCGGCTGATAAATTAGCAGCAGAACAAGCGTTAACCGATGCAAAGTTTTCTCTTGCTTCCGCTTCGGTTGATTTGTTGGGAACATTATTCGCGAAGAACAAGAAAGCAGCCGACATAGCTTTTGCACTTGACAAGGCTTTAGCCATTGCGCAAGTAGTCGTTAACACACAACGAGAAATTAGCGCATACAACGCTAACCCTGTTTGGTCTTTATCGCCTGACGGTGGTGCTTCAATCAAAATTCCTGCAATTATTGGAGCAAAGATTCGCGCTGCGGCTTCAATCGCTACAATAGCAGGAACTGCAATAGGTCGCTTTGCAGGTGGTGGCGGTGGCGG